GATACACCGTGGCACCGCGCCAGCTGCTGCTTTCCTGCCTGTCCACCGCCAGATAAAATCCAGCGTTGTCGTCGGCATCCTGCAACATCGGGATATCGAGCAAAAACAGCGTCGTGTCGCCCACGTTCGGCACCACCTGCACGGGGATGGTATCATCGCCCCCGGGGTTGCTTTGATTATAGACGCTGCCATCCTCAGCAAACCCCTCACAGCGCAATTGCTGGCCGGACAGCGCGGTTTTCTGCAGGCGGATGCGGTGCGCAGATGATGCCGTCACAATATCAATCACATCACCTGGTTCTAGGCAGGCGTATTTGACGGGAAGCGCGAAACGGTAGGAGGTGCGCTCCGTCCATTCGGTATACAGCAGCACATCCGCCACTTTCCGCGCATAATCGGCGGTCATGACGATGGGCACCGTAACGTTCGAAGCATTCTCAGCCTCATTCACTTGGCGCTGCGCCAATTGCGTGCCCTGCTGGTAATCGGCGCCCTTGCTGAGATAATTGACATTCAGCGTTTGCGATAATTCGCTTTCCTGCCGCCGGGTGATGGTGAGGAGTTCCCGACTATTACCGTCCCCTTGGGGTATCAGGTCGTTGATAGGAATGGTGGCTGCCACCAACTGCCCACGTGGCACAAAGCGGATTTTGCCGCTGCTCTCAACAATATCGAGAAAAAACGCCCGCTGCAGGTGCTCCAACGACGAGCGCACACTGGCGCGGTTGCTCACCACAAACCCCTCGATGGTGCCCGTCACCAGCGATAAATCCACTTGCGACAGGGCAAGCCCTGCCTTCTGGCAGAGGTTCGCCAGCACTTCCTGCAGCAGGGCCATGATTTAAGCGTGCCCCAAAAACAAACGAAACCAATAATACCAGTCGGTGGTGAGGCGTTCGGAACGGCTGGCAATCGTGATCATACGGCTTTCGGGCTGATAACTTGAATTCAAAAGTCGCTTGAAATGGCTGTAAGCCAGAACCACCCGCGAGGCATGACCGGGGATGAACAGCGCGTTGGGTGCCAGATATTCTGGGCGGCTGGCGAGCCAGCGTTCCGCATCGAAGGGATCAGTAGAGGCAGAAAATTCGTAGTGTTTGGTGGCAGAAAACAGTTTTTCTTTCAGGAACGCGAAGGCATTATCCATCAAGGTTTCATAGCGGTTGCCGGTGAGGATGGCGATTTCCAGCCACGGTTCCACGTCATAAACATGGTAATGCAGAGAATCACGGCGGATGTAGTCGATGCTCTCGCCAAGATGTGTGGCACCACGGGGAATATCGTGGATGCTTTGGTTAAACGGCACACCAGACGCAGGCACGATGACGGCGGCATTGCCGTAGGGAAAATTCAGCAGCGCGTGGGCATCAATGCTCGGCAACAGCGCATTAAAAGCGGCGGTGTCCTCCTGCGCGTAATAGCACAGCAGCAGTTTTTTCAGGTGGTGTGTGTACCAGTTGCCATAGCGGGTGGCGCGGCCGGGGAAGGTAAATCCTTCGGCGGCGTTCCGCACCTTGGTCAGCCAGGCGTTCAGAATGGCATTTTCGGAGGTGCTGAATAAATCCCGATGCAGACGAATTGCCTTCAAAAACCCCTCAAAGTGCGTCTCGTTAATCGGGTTGCCATCGGGGATGTTGAGGCTTGCCCAATCGAGCAGCACGCGGCGGATTTTATCGCGGGCGGCGGTATCGAGAGAATACCGATACCACTGGCTGATGACCAACAGGCGGCGGGTGTCCTGAAACCCCCGCCTACTTTTCTTCACCGCGCTGCTGCTGGTGTCGGCTTGGCCTTCGGAAAGCAGGTTTTGCACCGGCTGATGGTCGGTGGAAATGTACTGCTTGCCGTATTTTTCAAGGCGTTTGCGCTGGACGTTGTGAATCGACAGCCCGACATTAGTGCTGATCAGCTGGTTTACGGGCAGCGCACCGCCGCTTTCGATAAAATTCAGCATCAGTAGCCTTCGCCAATCAGCACAAAATCGTATTTCGTCTGCGTCACGACAAACCGCCCATCCCGCAGCGCCAGCACTTGCCCCGGAAACGCCACCGTTCCGTATTGAATCAGCGAGAGATAACCGCCATCCTTTGCAAAGCCTTCTTTAGGACTGTAGGAACGCACACGGTTGCCGCCGTAGCTGGTTGACCAAACAATGCCGTAAGGATCAGCTGGGTGAATGCTCACATCCATGGCGTTGGTGCCGTGGTTCAGCGTTTTGGTGATGGTGTTGGTGGCGGGGTTGATAACCTGCAAGATATCCTGCCCGTTCACCACCACCCAGATAAAGCCATTGACGGGATTAATAGCGATGCCCCAGGGGAAAAAGCCCAAGGGAATCGTGGCTTTGAGCGCTCCCGTGCTTGGGTTCAGGCGCACCACGCCCTCATTGGTTGTCACCCATAGATCGCCATCGAGGCCAAAGGCCAGTTCGGTGGGGCATTCGGTCACGGTATAGCTGGCAACAACGCTGCCCGTGGCGGGATTAATCTTCTGCACGAGATCCGCCCACGGACAGGTGATCCAGACAAAACCATCGACGGCCACTTTGACACCCCACGGGTAAATCCCCGTGTTCACCGTGGCAACAATCGCGTTTGTTGCCGGATGTATCCGCTGGACGGTATTATTGGCATGGCAGGTGACCCACAGGTGGCCGTCCACAGTGCTAACAGCCGCCCGCACGGGTTGTGCGTCCAGATTCCCCAAGTAATCCGCACTACTGCGGCCAATCGTCGCCTTAACCTGAAACGTTGCGCCGTCAATCCGCGTCACCGTGCGTTGCAGGCGGTTCACCACATAAATATCGCCGTCCAGCCCTTCGGCGAGGCCATGCGGGCCTTCTTCAGTGAATACCCGCCCCAGGGTGTCGATGACTTCCGCTTCCACGTTGGGCAGACGGTTGCCATAACGCGAAAGGTTAATCGTATCGAACCGCAGATAGGCATGGTCACGGTAGGCGGGCGTTAAGCCTATGCCTTCAAGGCTTTCGATCAATTCATCGGGGGCTTGCTCTTCGCCGCCGAGGTAGATTTCCACATTGAGATCACGACCATTTACGCCGCGATTGTTGGCACGAAAGTCATACACCAGATTGCGGTTCATCCAGATGCGCCGCATCGCCGAGATGCCTTGGCGGCGTTTGAAGGTCAGTTCGTCCTCATCCTCGAAACTTTCCCGTGCACTGCCTTCCTCTTCCAGCGGCGGGGTGTTGGCGAGCGACACCGCAAAGCTGGCGACATAAAACTCCCGCGTCTGGTACACAGGTTGCTGGCGGGCGGATTTACCGCCCTCAATCACCGTGGTGCCCACCAGCAGGTTTTCCGATGTGGCAGTGATGTCGGTTGACCAGAGCACATTCCCCGCCACACGGGTGATGCCGTACACCAAAGGAATCATCGCCCCGTGCGCTGAGGATTGAGCTTTCAGGTCTTCGAGACGCGGCCCCACCTGGTAGGCATCGGCGTTGGGCAAACTCCCCGCCGCGCTGAACGCCCCCATAGCGGCGGAAATGCCCAGCCCTAAGCCTGCCATAGCAAAGCCCGATCCCATGCCTGCGCCTGCGGCACCGAGTACCAGCATCGCCATTACGCCGTCACCTCGAAGTGCAAATTCGGAATCTGGTTGCCATAATCGGTGAGGTTCAGGCGGTTGATGACGGCATAGGCCATGCCGCGATAGGCGGGAACGAAGCCAACGCCTAGCGTACTTTCCATGCGGTCATCGGGGGATTGTGTCTCGTTTCCAAGGTACACCGTCATATCCAGCAGGCTGCTGGTGTTGTCATGCACCAGTTTGCCGTTTGCCCATACCCGATTCACAGAGGCAATCGGTCCCGCGCACAGTCCCACGGCAAAGCTGGCGAAATAGATATAGGTGCGGGTGGTGCTGGTCACCGATCCGCCGCCACCCTTGCCGCCGCTGGCCGAGTTGGTTTCCGTTACCACCTGTTCTTCCAAGTCTGCCGCCCAGATGACGTTGCCGGCAATCCGCACCGTGCCGTACACCAGCGGCAGCATCGTGCCATGCGCCGAGGACTGGACTTTCAGGTCATGCAGGCGTGGCCCTTCTTGGATTTGATCCGGCGGGCCGTCCTGCGGAAACAGAACACCACCCAGAAGAGAACCCAGCGCAAAGCCCAGGTACGGCGCACCAAAGGCACTTCCGACCAGTGCCCCAGCCCCAGCAATAGCAAGCTGAGCCATAATCAGGTGACAGGGAACAGGTTACAGGTGACGGGAAGCATTTCAGTTCTCCAGCCCAGGGAAGCGAAAGGCAAAACGGCGGCGGGACAGCCATTTATCAGAAAGTCGCGTTTCTGCCACCTTGCCGATTTCGGCGTAGGCGTGAATGATTGTGTCCGCACTGGCAATGATCCCAGCGTGCGCCGCTGGCCCCGTACCAAAGCCGAACAGCAGCACATCACCGATATTCGACGATTCCAGCGGGATTTCTTCGGCATACTGGCAGGCATGGGCATAGAGCACCTCTTCGGCGCGGTGGAAATGCCAATGCGGCGAATAGTTGATGTCCACTTTCAAGGGCGCGACAAACGCCTCATACACCCCGCGCAGCAGGCCGATGCAGTCACAGCCCACGCCCTTGAGCGCAGCCTGATGATGATACGGCGTTCCCAGCCAGCTGCGTGCTTCGGCAACGATATCATATCGGGTCATGGCAGTTTCAAAATTTGGTCAATGCCCGGCAAATGCGGTTCACCGCGAAAGTTTAGCACGTTGTTAAACACGGTGCGGCAGGTCTCAAACGTGCGGTCACAGCCGCGAATGGCTTTGAAGGTGTTGCCAACGGTGATGGTATAGGGCATGGGCTGCACCAAGGTGAACACGCCGCCAGCGTAGGTTTTAACCTCAATCTCAAGCCCAGCGTTTGCGCCTGTTAACCACTCTACCAGCCCCATCTGGAAATACCCGTCCGTCTTCAGGCTGGCAGTATGGGCAAAGCTGCGCTGATTTGTCACCGCCGATACCGTTAATGTGTGCGTATACGGCGCAAGGTCTATTTTGCACCGCGTATCGCCCAAGCGTTTGACGCGGCAGGTGGGGGAATAGAGTTCGCCAATTTGGCGTTGGAACGCCTGACTTAACCCGCGAATCTCCGCCACGAACACGCCTTTACGCACCGTGACTTCCCCCAGCGTGCCCACCCGCAACACCAGTTTGCCTTGGGTGAGGTCTTGGTAATTCACCAAAAACACCTCAATGGCGGCGTAATCGTATTTTCCCGCCTGCAAATCCGCTTCGGTGATGCTGGTGTCATTGAGGATGGCCTCGACCTCCAACTGATCCACCGCCAGACCGGCGCTGGTTTCAATGGCGGTGGGGGTAAAGCCCGTGGAGGCTTTGTAGGTGACGCTCTCCACCACCAGATCGCGGCTGAACGAGGTAAAGCCAGCGGTGACGCCGTCTTTGCGGGTAACTTTCCAGCACAGCGCAAGGGTGGTGACCTCGCTGGCAAGGTGGGTTTTGAGGGCGCTTGAGGCGGGAATCACAGGCGAATCTCCACCAGCGGAATCTGATCCCAAACAAACAACTCATGCGACTGGATGCGGATAGCGAGGCGATCGGTATCAAAGCGCACGGGCACGTCAAACTCAGCATCCGCCGTGATCAGAACGCCGGCAGCCGGGGCGGTGGTAAACGTTACCACCCCTGTCGTGTGATCCACGGCAACACCGGAGGATTGCAGCACACCGTCTTTGTAGAGCTTCACCGTACCCGAGACGGGCTTTTTCAGCGGGCGGGTTTCGTTTTCACCCCCGCTGGTGTAGGTTTTTGTGAGTTGGAAAGTGGTTTGCGTGCCGTTGCCCGCGCCAATCAGCTGTCCTATGACGCGATAATCGCTCCAATCCTTGAAGCGGAAGCCATAGGCACGGCCTTTGCGAGCACGGAAAAAGCTGATGACTTCGGTGGCTTGGGTGCGGTTTTTGATGCCGGTTGAGACATCATACCGCGCCCGCGCACTGTCCCAGCTTTGATTTCGCTGCTCAAAGCCCGATTGCAGGATGACAATATCGGTGAGGTATTCGGGGCCACCCGTTGCGCCATACGCAATGGCATCGGGGAAGCGGACTTCGTGGAAGTTTGACATTTTTTTAGATGGTTTTTACAATTGGAACAATGAAATTGGAGATTGAAAAATGAATGAAATCCATAATGAGACGGAGCGACGTCGTCATAGTTATAAGCCAGAAAAAATTCGCATATTATTCATAGGAGAGTCAGCACCAGATCGTGGGACGTTTTTTTATAGAGAAAATAGCGGTCTTTACCGCGAAATGAAGAAGGGATTCGAAAGTCAGTACGGTTCAATTGATGATTTCTTATCTTGGTTTAAAACGAATGGTTTTTTTCTTGATGATCTCGTCTTAGCTCCCGTTAATAAAAAAGCTAGAAAGGAGCGCAATCACTTTCATACAATCTCAGCCAACGATTTAAGATCAAGAATTCAACAGTATAAACCGATAGAAATAATAGGCCTTCTCAAAAATAAAAGTTTTCAGAAGGCCGTTTCAAATGCGGCAACACAAGCTGGGTGTAACGTCAAAACTTTCCTTCCTTTTGCTGGAATGGGACATCAGAAATCTTTTCAAAAGGAGTTCTCTCAAATACTTCAGGGAATCTCTCTTTAAGTATTCCGCCCCTTGTGCCGTGCCAGCGACACGGCCAGATCCCCCATAATCTGCCCACGACTTTGGCGAAAAGACTCCGCATCGCGGGTGACAATGGTCATGTTAATGACGGGACTGCTGGAGCCGCCCATTTTCCCCGCCTGTTCACGGGGAATCACAATTTCACCCCGTTGCAGGATAGCGGGCACTTCATCGGGCATTAGCCCGGCAATGCCGCCAGCGTGATAACGCGGCGCACTGGTAAACAGCATAGGGGATACGTTACGGGACGGCGCACCCGCGCCAACGGTTCCACCTTCGTGAAAGATGCCTGCACCGAGCAACCCCTGTGCCAGCGGTGCGGTGATGGCTTGACGAACGGCAATCCGCGCCAGATCCCGCAAGATACTGTTAGCCAGGTCTTGAAAGTTGAGTTTTCCCGTGGTGACGAAATCTACCAGAGAATCCTCCAGCCCCTGCAGACTGCGGCTCATAGCGTCTTGCACTTGACCAGCCACATCGGTGGCGGATTTAGCGTAGCCTTCCAAGGCCCGTTTTGCCCCTGTGGCAAAATCGTTGCTGCCTTCTTCGGCCTGGTGGAAAGTCTCGCTTGCCTGCGCCACCGCACGGTTGTAGGTGTCTTGATCAATCGCGCCTTTGGCCAATAAGTCGTTTAGTTTGGCAATTTCGCTGCCGTATTTTTCCGCATCGGTGCGGGTGGCTTCGAACACCTGCCGGGCGGCATCGGCGGCTTGTTGTTCTTCGTAGAGTTTCGCCGCCAGCTCCTGGGCTTTGGCTTTTTGGTCATCGGTGGCATCTGGGGAGAGCCTCTCCACGGCCTGATCCGTGAACTTTTCCTTATCCGATTTGCCGACAGCAGAACGATCGGCCTCTAATCGTGCCAGAATCTCTTGGTTTTTTGCATAATCTTCCTGCGCTTTTTTGGTGGCTTCCAGCGCGGTTTTTTCATCGTAGAGCGCACCCGCCAGTTCGCGCACCCGTTCGCGTTGCGCGGCGGTGGCTTCGCTGGAAAGTCGACGTTCCGCCGTTAAAACAAACTGCTGGCGTTCATTGAGCTGCAACGCCAGCCGTTCATCTTCCAAGGAACGGATGACGCTGGCGCGGGCATCCACGGTGCTTTTTTGGGCTTCGGCCTGTTCTCTGCCCGCCTGTTCTAACGCGGCATTGGCCACCGCTAATTCCCTGATTTTTTGGGCCTCCACGCTTTTGGTGTCAATGCCGAGCTTGCGGATTTGTGTTTCGGCGGCCTGTTCGCCTTTCACCCTTGCCACGGCGTCTGCGCCTTGGATCATCGCCGCGTTTAATTGTTCAATCTGCTGCTGTTCGCGCTGCAAGGTATCGATGACTTCGCCTGTATCCTGTTGTTTACGGGCGGCTTCGTAGGCCTTTTGCGCTTCTTCTTTTTTCCGCTGTTTGGCGGTTTCGGTGGCGGCGTTTTCGAGGATCTGCCGCTGCACGGCATCCAGCTCCGCCTTGATGCGGTTCACCTCTTCGCGTGCCTGAACGATGCGGCGGCCACCCAGCAGGCCATCGCTATCATTGTTCAGTTGCTGTGAGGCGTTCAAATCCGCCGTCGCCCGTTGCAATCGTGCGGTTAAATCCCGAAACTGCTCATCCAGCGAGGGATCGCTGAACAGGCCCCGCAGACCATTGACCGTGCGTAAAATAACCGTTTTGTAGGTGGTATCCACCTGCTGGGTGAAACGATTCCATTCGTCTTCCAGAGCTTGGGTTTGTTTGACCAGATCCTCGCCCATCACAAGGCCGAACGCACGGGCTTCCTTGGAAAGGCTGGCAATGCCGGCCTCGCCTTCGGAGAGAAGCTGCACCAGACGCGGCCCTGCCTGCTTGCCGAAGAGATCCGAGGCCAGTGCTGCCTTTTCAGCCTCACTGCCAACACTTTCGAGTTTACGCACGAACTCATCGAACACATCACCCGCATTGCGGATGGTGCCATCAGTATTCAGGGCCGCGATTTGCAAGCGTTCAAACGCACCCGCCGCCGCGCCTGTGCCATCAGTGGCGACATCACCAAGGCGCTGGTTGAGTTTGCGGATGCCATCATCTAGCAATTCTGCCGATGCCCCGCTTTGTTCGGCGGCGTAGCGCAATTCCTGCAATCGCTCGACATTAATGCCGATGCTTTGGGCCAAATCGCCCAACTCTGCCGTTTTAATGACGGCGCGGTTGATGCTGTCAAAAATCTGGTTGCCCGCCGCCAAGGCAGCCCCAGCCACAAAGACACGCTTCAGACCACCCACAACCGAATTGAGGGCCTGAAGCTGGTTCGATGCTGGGGTACTGGCCTGTTCAATCCGCTTTAGGGCTTGTTCGCCGGTACGGCCAATATCCTGCAACTCCCGCGCCACGACTTTGCCATTTTCGGTGGCAAGGCGGATGGAGAGATTATGGGTGGCCATGGCAGGTGACAGGAATCAGGTGACAGGTAACGGGTCAGCGGAATGGAAGTTGGCGAGAACAAAAGGTAACAGTTCTGCGAGAATGGGCAGGTCGTAGCCGAGGGCTTCCGCAAGATTCAAAGCCACACTCAGTGACCTGTCACCCGTCACCTGTAACCTGACCCCTGTATCCCACGCCTGCCAGCCTTGCAGCGTCTGCGGTTCGTAGCGCTGGTAAGGGCAATCCTTGGTTAGCTCACTTGCACAGGGGAGTCGCTGCTGCACGCATCCGGCGCAGTAACGGGCGCCGCCGCCGAAATGCCATTGGCAGCGCTCAAAAAGGGCTTTTTTTCGGCGTCTAACAACTCCTTCAATCCCGTATACTGCGTGCGGAACTCATCAGCCAGGGTCCAGAAACTCATCAAATCGGCCACGGTCTGGTTATTGACGGGGGCGGATTCTTCGGAATCGGGCAGCAGCACCCCCTCCCAGGCCAGAATGCCCACTTTCGCCAGCGCCGTGGTGAAGGCAGCGATGCGGCGGCCTTCCTCTAGGGCGGTATTTTCTGAGGGGGTATCGCCCAGCTTTTGCCGTGCCACTGACTGCGCCGCATAAAACACCGCGCTGGTGAACGGGCGCACCTGCACACGCACACCCAGCTTTAAATCAATCCAGTAGGGCTCGGTGGGTATTTTTAATGATAACATAGTTTTTTTCCTGTTTTTTAATGTAAAAGATTAATTAATAAGAGGCCACATCATTCACCAAGGTGACGGTCACCATGGCGTTTGCCGCTGTGTTTCTAGCCCCTTGGAAATCGTAGGAGGCTTCCACACCGCCGGGGCCTTGGATGCCAATTTTGGGTTTGGGCAAATACACCTCGTGACACAAAATGACCAGCTTGTTGTTGGCATCGATCGTGTAGGAAAACTCCAAGTCCACCGCCGTGCCTGCGCTGGCAAGGTCAATCAGCGTGTTATCGGCGTAGCGCACCGCCACGGACCCTGTGAGCGCGGCGATGCCGGGATCGACGCCGTCCAGCTTGCCGTCGCTGCGGATGGTTTCGATTTTCTCGAGGTTGTTGCTGTAGGTAACCGATGCGGACGTGACGTTTGCCAACGCACTGCCGCCTTGTTTGATCGCCCCCTGAAACTGGGAAAAGCGGGTGTAATTGGCTTGGGTGGGCGTGCCGCCTTGGGTGGTCGCATTCCGCGTTTCGCCTTGGCCGATGCAGTTGATGGTGGCGATGGCTTCGCCCGAGCGGGTAAAATTGAACGCCATGGAATTGACACGCACGCCGGCCACCATGAAAAAAGCGGGGATTTGCGGCAGGCCCGTCTCCAAAGACAGGCTGGGCAGGCTGGTCGCCCCGGATTTGAAGGCATGGCTGTACGGTGCGGTGCTGCCCGTGGTGGTGGGGGAACCGAACAGGGCTTTCAGCCACTGGCCGATATTACGCAGATCCACGGGAACGACAATGTCGCCGTCCACATTAATGGCGTCCTGATACGGCTGAGTCGGATCGCGTCCTAAACCAATGACGTTGCTGGCAATCAGCCCTTGCTGCGCACTGATGTCACGACTGACAAAGGGCATTTTTTTAAAACCAGACACGGGCGGCGTCCCATATGTGGTTTCAAAGGCAAGCAAAAGTTGGGCGTTCCAGCCGTAAGCACGGGCCATGGGATTTTCTCCTTACGAAATCGGGGTGTTAGCGATGTATTCCAGCAAGACAGGCACGGTGGCGATCTTCAGGCCAGCCGCGCCTTCCACGGGTTCGTCGGTCACTTGCGGGGCTTCCAACATGGCTACATCCACCGTGCTGTTAAGCCTTGGATTGCCGACAATGGCAGCAGCAATAGACGTTAAAATCGCATCCAGAGCAGCATCGCGGGCACTGGCGGCGGGTTTTTGTACCGCCACCTGCACTTCGGCGCGGTGCTGGATGAGGTAACGCAGCGGCGAGAGCAGCGTTTCCGCTACGGTGAGGTCGCCATCAAACAGGATGATCAGGCCATTATCGGGGATTTTAACGGGCAGCACCTCGTTGCGCTTCACTGTGACGGTGGGAATGGTTTGCAAAACGGCCAGCAAGGCCTGCAGGGCGGTTTCACGAATGCTGCTCATTTGGGGTCTTTCCAGTGGTTCACAATCAACACAGGCAAGCGGTTCTGCCAAACCTCGGCTTCACGTTTCAGATCAATGCGTTTTTTGGTTCGTACTTGGCGCACCAGCCAGAACATCACCGCCGTGGATAGGCCGCGCCCCGAGGCTTTCTGCTTATCGGTGGCAGATCGAATGCCGCGTGCGGTGGCGCGTACGTTATCCACCACCAACAGGGATACCCCGCTAGGGCGGTACACAAACCGCAGCCGGCCAAGGATCTGTTCGGGAAAATTGCTGGGGTTGATGCGTTTGCCGCCCACGCCGCGTTTAGGGGCATTGGGGGTGGGAATCGCCAGCCACAGGCCGTCTTTGCCCCGAATCACCGTGGCAATCTCTAGCCCCGTCATGATTTCGGGCGCGTTGGTGTAAACAAGGCCCGCCGCCTTCAGGCTCACTTGCCCCTGCGGATAGACCTTCCCCCGCCACGTGTTCGCCAGCCGCTGGCCAAGCCCCGCCGACGCGACCTGCCGCCTCATGGCGAGTTTCAGTCCATCGGTGGCTTGTTTTACCCCAGATGTGACGGCGGTTTCCGCTGCCCGCACTTCGGCGGCCATGTATTCGGTCAGCGATCCTTGAATGGCGGCAGTAAACTTCATGGCCGAGTACAATCCAACGTCCAGATCAGGTTTTCCGCATCGCGCACGGGCTCACCCTGCACGGCATAGAGCAGCGTACCGATGGTTAGAATGTCACCTTCATTGGGAACCGGCACATCTGATACCCGCACATCCACCACCAATGTTGGCGTGTGAATGGCAATATCCCGCACATCGACAATACGGTCAGGCGATTTAATCACCCCCCGAATTGTTTTCGGAGTGCCTGCCACAGGCGTATACAAAACAGTTCGAGCCACAGCAGGATCAGCAAATAGGGCATCGATCATCTCCTGAAAAGCGGTCATTGGGTGGCCAGCAACGCGGTGGCGATGAACAATTGCCCATCCAACGACGCGGCGGCTTTCACCGCTGCTATCTTCTGGCCGCTGTCGATCAAAAAGTACTCCGGCAGGTTCGCAGGCAGGTACAGGTTGCTGATCGTGGCCGTAGGGTTAGCACCGATGACCAGATGACACCCTACCGTCGCCACCACCCTCACCAAGACTGCCGTCAACGCGGTGGTTTGTGCTGATGTCGCCGTTAGCGCCAACGTCACATCCGCCGCTGAATTCGGCTGGATAAATGGCAGGGCCTCAACATTGGGGCCTGCCAGTGGGGTTTTGATCAGGTCAGGCATGGCTTTAGGTATTCGTCAATTTGACCAGAACGGCGGGACGCAAACACATGGGCAGGGGATTGCTTTGCGTGTGCAGATCCGTTCCCCGTTCAAATTTGCGGGGTTCCTGCTTAGCGTAGAGCGGCTGGCCGAGGGTGTTGGCGGTCTCGTTGAAGTCGGCGGGGGCGAAGTAGGTAGTAAAAGTGCCGAGTGTACCAATGGGGAAGCAGTGCCCCTCGTTGGCCGCAATAAACCGCCGCACGTTGCCGTCGGCATCGGTGGCAACGCCGCGATATTCCTCAAATATCATGCCGGCAAAGGGGAAACCAGAGCGCATATCGTCCCGCAGGGCCGCGCCGTCCTGCCAGCGTTGATAGGCTTCCTTAACCAAGGCATGACTGGTCAGGGCATCGAAAAACTCCGCACTTACCAAGGCATGAACGCGGGTCATGACCTCGCCTTTGAGGTTGTCCTCGACGTGGCGAATGACCTCAAGGCATTTCTTTTTGATGTCGGTGGTGGCGGTGCCAAGCTGGAAGTTGACGGATTTAGCGGTGATACCAAACTCCGTGTAAAGATCAAACAACGTCGAGTTATCCGCATCAAGGATCACGCCTTTCAGGGCGCCCATGCGGAGATATTCCAGCGTTATGGCATGCTTGTTACGCATGTTTTGCAGGTGCGTGGCCAGGACATCCGCATAGGCGCGGGTGGCGTCTTCCGAACCAAAGGCGCGAATGCCCTGAATTTCTTCGGGCAGCACCACATCGTCATGGGGAATGTGGGGCACGGTGAAGGAGCGCACGGTGCGCTTTCCCCGTTTACCCAGTGTCCCTGGCGACCCCAGCACCGCCGTGGGCAGCAGGTTTAAAACGCCGTTTTGTTCCTCCACCGTAATGGCCCGAAACCGCACGGGACTCTGCGGCATCAGGTTCAATTGTTCCAGGCGCCCGTAAGTGTTGGGCAGGATATTAATGGCCGACGTCAGGCTGGTCATGCTGAAGGCGGGGTTTTGAAACGGGTTTTGCATGATTATTAGACTCCTTTACGGACAAGAATGCCCTTGGTTTCCAGTTGTGAAATGGCCGTATTTTTTTGCGCCAGTGTGGCACTGCCTGGCCAAACAAGGCCGTGATCGGCGACAATGCCATGGCGGGCGAGGATGAGGCCCTTAACATCCGCCGTGGCCGCAGCAGCATCCGCCAGCAAAATCGCCGCCGCCGTCTGGCTGCCGTCCACGGCGGCCGGGGCGAGCAGAACATACTTACCCGTTGCCGTGATGCGCCCCAACACAGCCCCCAGGGTCAAGTTAGCCCCTGTGCCGATCACTGCGTTTTCCCTAGAAAACAGGTTCGGCGCTTCGTATTTCAGGAAATCGCCGAGATAATTCGATTCGTTTAAAGCAGGCATGATGGGGTCTCCTTACTGTTTGGCTTGGGCGGCGCGTTTCTGCGCTTCGGCCAGCATCGGGTTGGGGGCATCGGTGCCGCTGGCAGGCTGGATTTGAGATTGGATTTCCGCCTGTTGCGCCGCCAGCTCCAGCAGGGTTTTGCGTGCAAATTCCAGCGTTGCGCCCTGCTCAATAAAATCAGCGGCCTTGTCAGGCTTTCCAGCCAAACGGCAGGCGTGGATGATCTCCAGATGCTGGGTTTTCAGGGCTTCGGCGGCTTCTTTTCGGATAGCCTCCAAATCAATCGGGGGTTTTTCATCAAGCATACGGGTTTCCTTTCGTGGTTTGGGGGTTAAGGTGTTGACGAGAGATTGGACGGTGCTTTCAAAAGTGCCGACGCCATCGGCGAGACCGGCTTTCACGGCATCGTCGCCAAAGAACAGCGCAGCTTCGGTGGCGCGAATAGCATCGCTGGAAAGGCTGCGGTTGCGGGCGACGGTATCAACGAACATGCCATACAGGCGGTTGACCTCGACTTGCAGGAAGCCAGCGGCGTCTTCGCTTAAGGGTTCATGGGCGTTAAAATCGTTTTTACGGCTGCCCGCAAACAACGTCGTGACCTTCACGCCCTGTTTTTCGTCATAGCCGGACTGATCAACGTGCGCAGCCAGTACGCCGATGCTGCCGACACCGCCGGTACGGGTGAGGAACAGCTTATCGACGGCACTGCCAATGGCATAGGCGGCGGAAAAAGCGCTGTCATTGGCCATTGCCCAGACGGGTTTGCTGCCACGGGCGGCAAAAATACGGTCGGCCAGATCAAACGCGCCTGCCGCTTCACCGCCGGGGCTGTCGATCTCAAGGAGAATCGCATCAATGCCGGCATCGGCTACCGCCGCGTCAAATCGTGCCTGCACATCCTCGTAATTGCCAAAGCCGAACAGGCTATCCAAGAATGAGCCGCGTTTGACCATCGGCCCCAATACGGGCACCACCGCAATTCGGGCGTTGCCACTGGTCGAGCCACTACGCGCGACCAGTGATTGCGGTGCACGCAGCAGCGGCAGGGCGTGCGGCGCCAGCAACAAAGGCCGGTTCAGCCAGTTTTGGGAGAATGTGTCGGGCATAATCAGATTTGTGTGTTGTCCGTAGGTTGTTGCTGCACCGCGCCGGTTTTGGCGACTTTGCGCGGGTCACTGTCTAAAATTAGGCCAAGACTATCGGCACGTTCATTATCAGCGGCAATTTCGGCATCGATCTCTTCGGCGTCATAGCCAAGTTCGGACACCACTTCGGAGCGGCTCTTGAAGCCGTTGCGCACCGCGAGTTGCTCGGCCTGTTGGTCTTTGAGCGGATCAACCCAATCCCAGCCCTGGGGAATCCATTTCGCGGCAAGATAGGCACGGCGGTTTTTCTGAAAATCGCTGAGCGAAATGGGGAGTGCGCCCGCCAGCACCGCCAGTTCCAACCACCGTTGCCACACCGGGCGGCATAGCTGATACACCAGCACTTGATGCTGGAGCATCGTGCAGCGACGACGAAACTCGATGAGACCGGCGCGAATACTGGAATAGTTGACGCCGGTCAGATCGGAGGTGAGCTGTTCGTAGGTAATCCCCAGTCCGACAGCAATCATGCGCAGTTGCTGGCGGAAAAACGCTTCATAGCTGCCGCCGACATCACCGGGTTCGGAGAATTTCACATCCTCCCCAGGCTCCAGCAGTTGCAGCGTGCCGGGCTCAAGCCCCGCCTGCGCCGCGCCTTTTTCGTCAGGGTTGCCTTCGCCCATGAACGGCGTGTCGGGGTCGTTTTTGGTAATGAAGCCGGCGAACATGGCGGCGGTTTTCTTGCGCACCAGTTCAGCGTCATCGTACTGATCCAATTCATAGAGCTTCAGCAGCACACGACCCAGCCACGGTTCACCGCGAATCTGCCCTGGGCGTTGTGGCTTGAAGATATGCAGCACTTCCTCGGCAGGCACGCGCACCGTTTCCTTGGCCGTGCCGAACAAAGCCGCATCGCCGGGGTGTTCGCGGTACAAATGATACGCCACGCGCTGCCCAAGGCGGTTAAACTCAATGCCGCCCCTGATAAAATTGCCGTTTGCCAGCGGTTTGTTATTGCTGGCGTCCAAGTGTTCGGCTTCCAACGTTTGCAGTTGCAGCGGCACGGAAAGGCCATCTTCTGGGCGGCGCACGCGCAGGCGCACAAAACATTCCCCGCCTTCCACCATGGCGCGGCAGATGAGGGCTTGCAGACCGTAAAAGTCCGTCAATCCAGCACTATCGGCTTCATCCGTCCATTCCAGCCACAGGGCTTGGATTTGCTGGCGCAGGTCAGATTCATTTGTTTTCGATTGCGGCTTAATACCCGTGCCAACGGCATTCGCCACAATCGCCTCGATGCCATTGGCGGCATAGGCGTTTTTCCGCGCCATGTCGCGGCTGCGGGAACGCAATAACGTCGCATCCTGAAACAAAATGGCATTGGCGGAATCGTTCGTTGGCATCCACGTTTGCAGCCGCCGTCCCGTGCCCGCCGCGTCATAGCCAAGGGCTTTGACTTTCGGTTTACGGAGCCAGCCGAGGATGTTCATTCCACACCTTTGCTGGTAAACACACGGATTTGACGGGTTTTGGCACCCGTGGTGCTTTTAACCTCTTGGCGGATACGGTCGCGCAGAGAAATCAGTTCTCCCAATTGCACTTGGCTGTAGCTCACGGTTTTGCCGTCGTAGGCAATGGACGCTACCCGCTCACCGCTTTGCAGTTTGCGAATGGCGGTTTCGATGTCGGTCAGGTCTTGTTCGATGTAGGCCATATCAGGTCATCCAGCGCGACCGCGTTACGCGGGGGCGCCCAGGTTTGTTTGTTGTCACAGGGTCAAGGGTGCGCCGCTCGGCGGGCACCAGTTGCGCTTCCAAATTCTGCCAATGGCGGTCGGTAAAGCGTTCGATGCCAAGGGTAATGGCGGCGGCGCGGGCGTAAATGCGGCAATCGAGGGCTTCGTTGCGTTCCCGCAATTTCTGCCACTCGCGTTTCGGGTAGCCCTTGACGGTCTTGGTCACCAGCTGTTCTGCCGTCAGCTGCTTGAAGTATTCGGCTTCATACTGCGGAAAGTGGCAGTATCCGCCGGGAAACTGGCTGTCTTCACCGCACTGGAGCTTCAGCCACTGGTACAGTTCAGATTTCAGCAGCGAAACCCCCACCGGCCAGACCTTGATGCCGCGCCGCAGGCGTTTGCCGCCGATATTCACGTCGACTGCCGTAGGGGCGCCCACCGGCGCAATCGCCCGCTCCACGCCCTTCACCGCCAGCACACGGCCGGCTTCCTGACGACGGCACCAACCGTAGACATCCTGCGTG